ATAGGACTTGGATCTTGATCGGGTTACTAGGGTTCCGTTGATATGTGAAGCTTGAGTAGGGGGTACCGGTCAACCGCCTCCGCGTAGGAAACTACAATCTCATTATTATAGATGACTGCTGTCACTCAGATGATGCTTTCAATTCACCGTGCATACGGTGAATTATGACCACAGTATCTAGATGATACTTAGTTCAGTTTCGTAATTAAACTTAATAACATTGACGAGCATAGCGAGTCAATAGAACTTCGCATTGCGAAGTTCTGCATTAGTGATGTATATTGGGTTCTAATAATTTGTGCAAATCTTGTGTGTTGCTGGGGAACTTTGCCAACTGCCATGTTTTTAAATTTAGATTGTGCCTGACTATCAATGCATTCTGTATTAATGCTTCATGAAAGATGTTTAAATTAAATCGGTCAAGTATCATATATCTATTGTTAACTATGCTATCAATAATTCTGTCAAAGTGCCTACTGAATTGTGGTTGATGATTTTTTCGCCATTTGTCCCAGATAAGTTGCCAAGATTCAAGTTTGTTTATATCTACCGGTAATTTTAAAAATTGACAAATTTCTACTATTACTAACGGTAAGTCGTTCCATATGTCATCGGTGGTATAGTACAAGTGCGGAAGATGTTGATTGTACCATGTTGAAATATTATAATTTGTTTGTGTTTTTAAAATTAATGCTAGTTTCTCTCGTTGATCCCATATATTGGAATCAAACTGTGTGCCTGTGATTTTGAAAAAAGTTTTTTCAAAATTGCTATACAGCGTATGCGAATCTGATACATCGTACCCATTCCAATCTAACGGAAATCTATTATTATAAAAAATGTTCAACAGATCGCTGTGATAATAGTCAAACACTACTAGTGGAATTTGTTGTTCTTGACAGTACGATAACATCTTTTTTGAATCAGTTGCTATATATTTGTGTGCCTGAGTCCGTTGTTGAACTGTAGATTCTTCTATAGTTCTGTTAAACAATATATTTGTTGCATTATTCATTTCTAAATTTGCAAGATATAAGTTAACAACTGGTATATCTTGCACATTTCTTAGAGTGTGAATAGTATTTTTTAAAGAGTCAAATCCTTTTACTATGAATGACGGATATTGATGCCAAGCAGTAGAGGTTGATTCCTTGGCGTCCATGTGTACTATTTTAGAATTGTTTGCCAAATAGGTTATTTGATTGCAAATATAATACAAACTCCAGTTGATAAAATGTCCACCAGTGTTATGGTATGGCAAAAATAGTATGTTGATTTTACAAGATTGCATCTGGCCAATCTCTAAACAAGGCATGTTGAATGTCACCCGAAACAAACTGATTGAAACTTTTGTGTTTGACTTCGAGTTCGCCTTCTAAGGGTGCTACTCGTTTAAAAGCTTCGTCCATTTGTGCCATGCCTGTGAACTCCATTATGATCATCCATTCTGGCATGTCGGCAATACTGCGAAATCCCATCTTGCAACGTGTGATTCTGTAGCTTTCCATCCGGCCTTCAGAAATCAAATGATCAAAGAAACTTTTCATTCCGTTGACCCATTCAAGGTCTGAAATGTTGCCTTCTTTGTTTGCCCAAATTGTGTATAAGTCTGCCATGTGTTTACTCCAGTGGTCCTAGTATTTCAAACCCGTCCATGCTGGATTTGTACAAGTGTGCTTGTTCGAGATACAGGTATTGGAACCCTCGAGCTTTGTAGATAGCACACTCTGCTTTCATTGTTTCTATACCCAATCTCAATCGGGGTTGATGATATGTCCATGCAAATTGATCACACAAGGCATTGTGCAGATCAAACTTGCGAATCAGCGAAAACGCTACTAGTCGGTCTTGATCGTAGTAGCCAATGATTTCTGCCATTGGGTCTGAATAACGACTATGGAACATAGGCATTACACTAGCAAAGTGTTTGTAGATGCAATAGGTTCTGTATATGTCATCCAGCTTGGCCAACACATCAGGTTCTCTACTGGTGATGTACTGCCAAGACACAGCAGGCGTGTAATTGGTCTTGCTCAGGTCAATTCTAGCAAACTGATAGCTCATGATCTAGGATCCTGTCTATGATTGAACAGTGTTGCGAGATAATCATCAGGCCAGGAGTCGTAAAATCCTTTGTGATGCATTTGCGCTGCTGCTGTGTTCAGTTTGCTGAGACTTTGCAACATGGCCAGGGCATAGGTGCCTTGATTCATGCTGATGCCGTTGACAATTTCAGGGTCAGCAGGATGATCTTCTAACACCAACAAATCATTTGCTAGTAAAAATTCGCGATTGGCCTGGTCTAGGCTAGAATGGAATGTGGTATAGTCCCATTCTGCAGGATCATAAGCATACACTATGACTTCTGCTGTGCCTAGGCCGTCTCTGCAGCGGGTGAATAGATCAAAATATGGGTCTGACCCGACAACAACTTTGACTGTGCCCGACAGTCGTGCTTTTCTAGCAAATGGGCAAGGAGCCCAATTGCCCAGTGCAGGATGTGGAACTTCTACAAAGTTCTCTACCCAGTGCAGGATATCTTGAGTGACTTGATCAATGTCTAACATTAGAAAAATGGCAGTTTGCTTTTCTTGGTAGTTTCCAAGTTGTCTTTGATAATAGCCGAAATCATCTTGCGTTCGTTTGGACTCAAGGCCAGCACTTGATCATAAGTTATGCCACCACGCATGTACCATGACATTTTTAAACTTTCATTTCGGATACTATCGGCCTCCCGCTCCATGCCGTCCACTATGTCGGCAATTTCCTGGGCATTAGATGTCAGGAGGCGGGTGCGAAAAAACTTGTCATATCCAAGGTCAAGGGCTGTTCGTAGACGTTATCGCATTCGGTGCAAGTGATACCAACTGGTTTGATTTCAGAATTTTGACGCAGTTCAATCACACGGTCTCGTATCTTGGTAAACAAGGCTCGATCGCAGTTTTTCAAAAAGTCGTCAATGAATTCAGGCTCACTCACAATAGCAGCCGGAGTTCGAATACTGGCAATACTCCACTTGAGTGCTTTGAGTGTAAGCTCAGTGATGTTCTTCAAGACTTCTTGCATTCTAAGAATTTTTTCTTTTTCTTCCATGTCTGCTGTTGGCAACAGTTGCATTATTTTTTGTTCTTCAAACTGCTCTTGATTGGTCATGTTTTGACTCTCGTAGCTCATGGGGCAGAATGTAATGGTCAAGTCACCATGCACCATTGGTTCATCAAAATCTGCACTTTTCAACTGATCCAACACAGTTCGCAGATCTAACACATAATCATCTTCGTGTGTGCAATTGGGGCATTTGGTGCCAATTTCAAGTTCATGTCCGTAGCTGGCAATTCGTATGGCAGTCAAAATTGCATTGAGATCCGGCTGCGGAATTTTCCAAGCATCTTTGATACTGGGCACACAACTTTGTATCACACTAACCACTGCTTGCCCGTTGAACAGGCCGTCGGGAGTTCTGTAGGTGATTTCGTCAATGGCAGTCATGGGCAACACAGGCAGTTCTCCATTGGCCGGTAGGTCTAGTGAGCCTGAAGGCCAGTGCCGGCCGCCAGTGGGTAATCGCAAGTAAATTGCAGGCTGTCTAAAGTATTGTCGCAGCGGGTTAGAAATCTGGGTCATAGAATACCTATAAATATAGTTCTACTTATGGGCAACAAAAATGGCTGAAATAAATCGCGAATCGCAAGAGTTTGCTGAGATAATGGCGCAGGTCAATCGAGAGATGCGAATGTACGGGGAATTACACGTCTCCACAGCTGAGCGTCTCAAAGACGCTGAAATGAAAACCAAATATGGCTTAGACGGCTTTAGTAAGGCATCTGGCATGGGTGCCGATGCTCTTGCCAAGTTTGGCGAAGCAGCGTTTAGTTCTGGAAAAGCTCTACTTGAAGGCAAAAAAGGTGCATCAGCACTAAACAGCACCATGGACCAACTGACTGATTCAGTTAAGATGGCCGCAGTTGCTCTTACTTTTCTGGTGCCTGGCGGCCCACTGATCAAGGGTCTAGTCGCTGGTATAGGATTGCTCACAGTGTCTGTGCTGGAAGCAGGCAAAAAGTACACGCAAGCTGCCAATACCATGAGCGATCAGCTGTACAAAGGTTATCAAGATCTAGCTCAATCAGGCGCTGCTGCTAGTGACGGCATGACCGGATTGTTCAATGATGCCAAGAAGCTCGGTCTAAGCATGAACGAGATTGGTCAGTATACTGAACTGATTGCAGCAAATTCCAAAGATCTTGCACTGTTCTCAGGTAGTGTATTCGAAGGCCGCAAACGATTTGCTGACATGGGCGAAGCAATGGAGCCGTTCAAAGAGTCGTTGATGAATGCTGGCCTGAGTCAAGAGCAAATTAACGCTGGATCAATGGCTTATTTGAGAATACAAACTCGCACAGGTGCTGCACAAAATAAAACCACAGAAGAGCTAGCAGCAGGCGCAAAAAAATATTTAAACGAACAGGACTTGTTGGCTAAAGTTACAGGTCAGTCTCGCAAAGAGATGGAAGATCAGCAGGCTCGAGCTTTGCAGCAACAACAATTTGCATCCAAAGTTCGAGAACTAACAAAAGCAGGCCAAACAGAAGCAGTTGACAGATTAATGGCATTAAATTCAATGTATAGTGCTATGGGTCCAAAAATGGCTGCTGCTTTTCAGGCATCTGTTACTGGAAACTATGCTAATGCTGACGCAATTGAGGTTGGTATTGCTAGTCAGAATGAAATGATGCGTACAACTGACATGGTTATTAAAAACCAGATGTCAGTAGCTGAAGCAGCACAAAAAACAGGTAAAACAATTGGCAAGTTCAATGATGATGTTAACATTGGATTAGCTGGAGTAAATGCAAGCATTGGTGATTTTTCAGAGTTTGAAAAAGCTCGACAAATGGCCGACGGCGATATTGTTGCAAACATGAAGAAGGCCGATGACGAACGTAAAAAGCAAGGAATGGACGGTAGCAAAGCAGCAGACGCAGCAGTGCAAGCACAAACGGATCTGGTTCTCATGCAACAAAAAGGCAATAAAGCAGTAGAACAATTTGTATTTGCTGGAGTGGTACCTGCTACCAAGGCCATGACTGTATTGGTTGAAAAAACTACTTTAGCTGCTGGTGCAATGGCCAAAATGTTTGGCGTAGGTGTTGGGCCACAAGCAGCTACAGCAGCAAGCACTGGACCGTCAACAGACGAAGCAAGAAAGACAGTCGCAGCAGCAACAGAAAAAGCCAAAGCAGATGCAGAGCGAGCAAGAGCAGCAGAAAAAGATGCTGCATTAAGCAAAGAACAAAAAGAAGCTATCAAAAAACAAGCAGCTGACAGTGCTCGGGACATGATGAATGAAACCAATGCTCTGAGAGCAGCAGCTCAGAGAGAAAAAAATGCCGAAAGAACTGCACGTCGTGCTGGTACGGCTGCACCAGCAGGTGGAGGAGCAGCACCAGCAGCAGGTGGCGGCGCAACACCTGCAAGCGGCGCAGCACCTGCAAGCGGCGCAACAACACGATCAATGGCTCCAGCAGGCGGATCACCTCCTCCATCAGCCGGTTCACCCGACGGCCAACCGGGAAAAACTACGCCTGCAGCAGGTGGTGCTGGTAGTCTCAAAATAGGCCCAAACGCAGACATGTCTGGCGTTATACCAGAGATGGTTTCAAGATTGGAACAATTTGCACAAGCATCTGGCAAATCAGTGGATGTAAACAGTGCTTATAGATCTGACCAGAAGCAGGCAGAACTCTGGGTCAGAGGCAACATACTCAAGGAGCCAGGTATCCTTATGCCTGCTGCTCCAAAAGATGATCAGGAAATAACCTACAAAGGCAAGACTTATCAAGTCAAGGGACAAGGCCGAGGCAGCTTACACGGTGTTGGTAATGCAGTAGATATCAGTGTAGCAGGCCTGGGAAAAAGCAAAGGACCCATAGACGAGCTATTGGCCAATGCTGGTTTATTCCGTCCTTTTATTGCTAACGACCACCCTCATGTGCAAATGATGGCAGACGGCGGCATAGTCAAGGCGTCCAATGGCGGAACTCCGGCTATCATTGGAGAAGGCGGCAGAGACGAAGCAGTAATCCCATTAAAAGATGGTGCTGTGCCTGTAAGTTTGAATTTGAAAGATGCACTGAATACTCCTAGCATGGGCGGATACAATGAGTATGCAGGTTACAATATGGGACCAATGTCCACTGACATTGAGGCAGTTAAAAAACTTGCGGAAGCAGTTGGGGCATTTGACAAAACCAGTCAAATAATTACAGATCCTGCTACCTGGAAACAAATTCTATCGTCTGGTCTGGCCACCAACTATAAATTGGTCAATGCCGAACTTGGTACCAAGGCTCTTCCGGGGATAGACCAAGATATGGCTGACCGATTGAAAGAAATTAAAGAACAAGGCAATACCACCACAGAAGCAGCACTCAAACAGGTTGGTGAAGAACTCATAAAAGGCATGAGCAGCATGGCAGAGAAGTTTGCTGTGACAATGACCGGTCGTGCCCTGTCGATGGATTCCTCTGAAATAGCACCCCTGTTGCAAGAACTTGTATCTGCCACCAAAAACGGTGTGGATGTACAGCAAAAGATACTGGCATCCAGCTACTAACACGGTAAATAACTTACTATGGCAGAACAACAATCCTGGAAAAAATATTTCAAAGTGGCAGACACGTCTGGCCAGCTGAGTCCTATATCGGGAAAAAATCAGTTTGGCCTAAACGGGTATCCCAAAAACGACGGAAACAATTCAGGAGTACAAGCAGACTTTGTGTTTCGTAACTATGCCAGTCGATTGCCAGAAGTGTATTCGGGTCATCCCAACCGAATTGAACGTTACAACCAGTACGAAAACATGGACATGGATTCAGAAATCAATGCATGTCTGGATATCATTGCTGAGTTTAGCACACAGCCCAACCAGTCAAATGGCACACCATTTGAAGTAGACTACAAAGACAAACCCACAGACCACGAAGTAGACATTATTCGCAAGCAGTTGCAACAGTGGGTCAAGCTGAACAAGCTGGGTCAACGCATTTTCAAACTGTTTCGTAACACCATCAAATACGGTGATCAGATATTTGTGCGAGATCCAGAAACATTTGAAATGTACTGGGTAGACATGAGCAAGCTGGCTCGTGTTATTGTGAACGAATCAGAAGGCAAACGTCCTGAACAGTATGTGATTCGAGACATCAATCCCAACTTTCAGAATCTCAGCGTGGCAGCAAAAACCACCACTGACTACATGACCAACCCGGTGACTGGCAGCATCAGCGGCAGTTCAAAC